TTTCTGGTACTCCAGATGCTAAGCAAAAGCTAGATTTATTTTTTGAATATTTTAATAACCTTCCTGATTGGTATGTCTGGTTGACAGTAGGTATCTTCGGAAGCATTTATGGACTTAAACCAGGATTAGATTTATTTAAAAAAAAATAAAATAAATGAGCAACGATTTAATTCTTGAATACAAGGAACAAATCAAACTTCTTAAAGAACAGGTAGAGGAGCTAGAGAAATCTAACAAATCTAAAGACTCTGCTAATAAAAGATGTTTGCAAAAATTAGAGAACGCAACTATGGATTTAGAAAAAGCAAAAGAAACAATAAAAGATTTAAAGGAAACTAATCAAATGCTAGTGGAACATCCTTAATGAAATTTGTTTTAGTGCTAACCTTATGTTCGTCAATCTATAATTCTTGCATGAAACCAGTCCCAGTAGATGAGGTATTTGATAGTCATTATGATTGTGCTATAGCAGGTTATGCTTTTAGTGGTGAAGCAATAAAGAACTTTGGCAATCAAAGAGTTAATGATGAAGTTTTATATATAAGTTTTAGTTGTAAAAAATTAGACAACATTTAATGTGGTGCGTCATTTGGAAAAGAGATGGTTCTAATCTCTATGAAATATTTACTAATTTAATATTTGAATCAGAAAAAAAAGCTATAGAATTTAAAGATAAACAAAAGTCTATGCGTAAAAAACATGATTGCAGAGCTGTTAAATATAATTATAAATATTTTAAAGGAGTAACAGAAGATGAAATTAACTGAAAACTTTACACTTGCAGAACTAACTAAATCAGAAACTGCCGAAAAGAATAATATAGACAATACCCCAGATGCCGAACAGATTGAATGTTTGAAACAATTGTGTGAGAATATCTTGCAACCTTTAAGAGATGACTTTCAAAAACCTTTGGTAATAAGTTCTGGATTTAGAAGTAAAAAATTATCTTTATTGGTAGGCTCAAAGACAACCTCACAACATTGTAAAGGTCAAGCAGCCGATTTTACTATTCCTGGTATTGATAATAAGAAAGTATTTAAACATATCATAGAAAATTTACCTATGGATCAAGTCATCCTTGAATATTATAAAGAAGATGATATGAAGGATTTTAGTAATAAAGGTTGGATTCATTGTTCTTATATACCAAATGGTAGAGGACAAGCTCTAACTAAAGATGATACTGGTTATAAATTATGGCAATAGATAAATCTAAAATGAAATGCAACTCACCAAGAAGACAAGTTCAAGGTGGTAAAAAGTTTGTAGTCAAAGCCTGTAAAGGTGGCAAAGAAAAGATTATTAGATTTGGTGATGCCAATATGACTATTAAAAAAAATATTCCTGCAAGAAGAAAATCGTTTAGAGCAAGACATAGATGTGAATCTGCTAAAGATGTATTCTCAGCTAGATATTGGTCTTGCAAAAAATGGTAAAGAAATTTATAAAATTCTTAGTGAAAACTAGAATGTTATATGCTGATCTTAGAGGTCATCATGGTAAAAGATGGAACTATGAACCTAGTGATTGGTATATGGGAAGAAAAAACAAACACAAATAGGAGATAACTATGCCAATGGTAAATGGAAAAAAATATCCTTACACTAAAAAAGGTAAGGCTGCAGCTAAGAAAGCTAAGATGAAAAAAAAGAAAATGAAAAATAAGAAATACTAATGCCACTTACAGAAAAAGGTAAAAAGATGTTAGCTGCTATGAAAAAGCAGTATGGCAAAAAAGCTAAACCAATATTCTATGCTACTATTAGAAAGAAAAAACTAAAAGGTATGGAAAAGAAAAAAAAGAAATAATGAAAAAAGTTAAAAAAGGTTATCATAGAACTAAAGATGGTAGAGTTGTTAAAAAAGGACTTTACTATTATATGAATAAAGCTAAAAAATCTGGTAAGAGCAAACCAGGTAAGGGAACTGTATCAAGTAAGGCTTTAAAAAGATCAGCTAAGACTGCTAAAAAATAATTGTTACTAGGTGTAGTTGCTTGTCAACTGGGTATGATGGAGGGGTAAATACTATAGGTATGTCTAAAAATAAGACTTGGGTAAAATCTAAATTAAAAATTATTGATGTTGGTAAATGTAAATATTGCAATAAAGATATGACTAATGAAGATTCTTTTGTACCAATTGGTCAAATTGTTTATGGTAAATACAAATATCAAAATGCTCATTATAATTGCGTTAGACAGAACGATTTAAAACCTAAGTCTAGTTTTGATTGGTAGTGAATAGGGTTGTGTTCTTTATTGTTTATTTAAGTATTTGACCTTTTTATTATACTTTCGTATAAAGGTATTGGCTAACTTTAATTTAGTTTGCCACTTACTTATTAGCTTTTGGTAGTGTTCTAATTTCTTTTTTCGTTTTTCATCTTTGGACAAGATAACGATTTTAGGTTTTAGAACACCATTTAACCATCCTTGATTGACAACATATTTTGCCATTTCAAGTTCTAGTTCAGCTTGTTGTATAGAATGTGGTTTAAAACCATTTTGATTGTTTCTTGCGAAACCATGTCTGTATCTATAAACTTTATGAGATATTAAATGAACAATATCTCTCCACCCTTTATTTGGACTTTTTGGATTACCAGATAAACAAACATAAGTTTTATACCAAACATTCTTAACCGATCTGTACCTTGTCATATTATATTTAATATTAGGAGGTGCAAATCTTGGTTTTCCAAATTTAACCATAAGTTTTCTAACAGCTTTTTCTGCTTCAACTTTAGTTACATAAGGAATGTTTTGTTTTTCCCAATACTCATTTACCTCATCATATTTTAAACTCATTCTGATGTGGTAAGGTATTGGTTCTTGCTGATTTATGTTCATAAACATAACTCCCTTTCCAAGAACTAACTAAACCCTATTCACAATGTTTTATAGCTAAGTAATTAATTTTAATTACTAATAAAAATTTCTCATAAAAACTTTTATAAATATATTCTATCATACGCACTTTTTTGAAATCGTCTAAAAGTGAGTAAAATGTTTTTTTTGAAAAAATTATTATTGATTGGTGCGATGTATAAACTGAAAGAAAAAGCTTTTTTGGATTTTAAGGTAATTTTTTTTTATTTTTATTGAATAGTAATCGACATTTCTGTCGCACCACATTAAATTAATTAACATTGGCGTTGTAACAAAATGTGATCTGAGTGTTTTTTAAAAAATTAAGTGATTCGAAAAAGAATTAACTTTCCCAAAATTTCATAGCATCTTTAAGATAATTCTCATCTTCATTTCGCCAAAAGTAATGATCGAATTGAGGCTGAATATAGTCCTTAACTACTTTAGGATCTGAGCTAATTCTCATTAAGTTTTGTCTTACCTTACATCTTTGAATAAGATTAGGTATTCTTCTTTCTATATTTTCTTCTTTTAATTCATCACAATTACCTGCATGGAAGACTTTAAAAGATTCCTCATTAATATAACAAAGATAAACTGGCACTTTAAATACTGACCAATAAAAATCTATTTGCAATAAATGAAAAGCCTCTGGTCTATCCTCTGGTAGTTTATTGGTTAGCCAAGACCTAGTGCCATCTTTTTTAACTCTACCTCTTTTGGGAAACTTACATTTATCTTCAATAATAAGTTTGTCTCCTTTTAAATCACAATAACCATGAACAGGAATAGTAATACCATCAAACCATCTAAAAGCCTCAATCTCAGGTTTGCAAGTTTCATAACCTGGAATAGATTGATGAGCTGCATGACCATTAGCAATCATTTTAGGTAGAATAGAACAGTAATAATCAAATTCTTCTTGTTGATGTAATTCAGGAACTATCTTATTGAGTTTATCTAATAATGGAACAAACATTAAATATTATCCTCAAGTTTATCAATTGCATTAGCAAAGGCTTGATTAAACTTTATGGCAATATCTGGTGATCCATTAAAATCATCTAAGAAATAAGATAATGGTTTTTTTAGTAGCTTACTAATTTGTACTAATTTAATTAATGGAATTCGATTTTCAGCAGATTCATACTTGGCTATTTGTTGGTAAGTTGTTTTTAAAGCTGCTGCCAAAGTAACTAAACTAACTTTAAATTGTTTGCCAGTAAATTGATTATATTTTTTTATTCTAGCTTCTTTGATTCGTCTGCCAATCTCAGCATAGAATAATCTTTCTTCGTCAAATATTAATTTGGTTTTGTCTGATATTTTCATGTTCTTTCTTTCTATTTTTAATTTAGAGTATAGTACCCCTAAGAAGTTTTAACAACTTTTGATATATACTTAATTAAGTATATAAAAATATAGCATCTTTGTTTTCGGCTTCTACAATTCTTCTATACAATTGATTGTATTCTTTAAAGTTTTGTAGAGTATGTACGCATTGTCTTCCTCTTTCTCTTGCACCCATAATCTTCTTGTGTGCTTTATCCAACTTTGCGTATAGCCTAACATTACTATTACTTAGAGCCATCGTTCTCCTCACCGATTGTTTTTATATTTACCTTAGAAAGTCTGCTATCGGTGATTTCAATTTCAGCAGCATCTCCAGGTTTTTTTGATAAATGAGCTTTTTGAGTAGCTTCCTCAATAGTTTCACCATCAAAAATTTCTCTAAAATTAGCCTCAAACTGGAAAATAGATAATTTTTCAACTCTTTTCATTTATACTTACATTTCTACTGTACCCAGCAAAGTCTCTTTTTAGTTCGTTTCTTTCTTCTAATTTCTTAATCAAAGAAGAAACAGAATTTTTACTTTTATATCCCAACTCATTTGCCATTTCTGAAAAAGTCGGACTATAATTGTTCTTTTTAGTGTAATTTTTTATAAATTGCAATAGCCTATCCATTTTAGGAGTCATAGGTCTTTTACCTCTTATCTTGCTCATTAACTACTAGCCTCCTTAATAATTCTGCATAACCATTAATATCGTCAAAACTATCTTTTTTATAGCTATCTGATTGCATAACTCTCCAAAGTTTTAAAAAAATCATAAAAATACCAAAGAACTTTAATGGTACTTTAACCTCAACATTATTATAAACTGATAAATATTTTTCTAAAATTCCTGCCATGACATAAGAGGTATTATCAAAATGACCATAATCATTTTGCTTTTGGTTTAGCAGTCGTTCTAGTTCAGTAATAAATTTTACATTATCCGACATAGTTTCCTTGTTCATCTTTACACCAATACACTTGTATTCTTTTGTTATTATAAAATATTCCATTACGACCAGGATATGACTTAGCTATCTTCTCTATAACCTGGTCGCATTTTGTCATGGATTCTAAGGGAGCTTTATAAATGAAAGTTTCTCCATTGACAAAAATCATGAATAAATAAAAATATTTAATCAATTAAAATGGAATTTCTTTACTTTGTGGTTTAGCTTGTTTTGGTTTTGGATCATTCTTATATCCTGAAAGAATAGTCCCTTCATCATTTAACCAACCGATTAAACCTTTATGTCCTCCTGCATCAGGATAGTTCATTTCTCCAGTAAATTTATTATCACCTTTAAAAACTACTCCTACTTGAGCAAAGACTCTGACAAATTTTGAATTACCATCTTTTGATACACCTTTAACTCCAAGTATCGTTCCTTTATTACCATTGTCTAAAGTTACATTACCTGAAAAGGCTATCTTTAAAGCTCTTTCATCATCAGCTTTATAGGGAAATAAAACCCAATCCTTTTGTTTTGCATTACCATTTGTTGACATTAGTTCCTCCATTTTTTATGATTAGTTGTTGTTGTTGATCGAATAACTTTTCAATTTCTTCATCTTCATTGTTATTCTTTTTCCAATTAGAATAAAGAGCTGTCAACTTGGTTTCAGTTGTTTGCTTTTTAATCTCATCCTTAATTGAAACTGGTTTATTGGTATTTGTATTTTGATTATTTAGAGCATTTACTAATTCTTCAGCACTAGCATATTCAGAACCAGATAAGCCAAAGGCAGCTAAACATCTACCTAATGCCGAACTAGATCCATTTTCTAATGCACTTGTTTTATTAATAAATGATGAGTTTCTAAACTCCTCTGCATGACCTACAGAATAAATAACATCACTAATATATAATTCTACTTTTACAATAACTCTGTCGGCATCATGAAATAATATTTCTTCATTAAATCTTGCCTCTGGAAAATATTGTAATAAATGTTTGTGTCTTTCATTCACTGTAGAATATTTTTTACCTTTAATATTTACAGTTGGAATATTTTTTAAAGCATCCAGACATTGTTGTCTTCGTTCTTTAAATCCACCTGAAGATTTATTTTTTTCTTCTGTTGTTTGTGGTCGTAACTTCATCTTTATTTCCTTCCTTAATTATTTTTTTATTTTCTTTTATTTGGTCAATATCTTTTTGAACCTTTAATTCTAAATAACTTTTATTCTTTGCTATCATGTTTTCTTTCATTTCATGGTCAGCAATCTTTTTTTTAAGAGCTGTAATTTCATCATCTCTTTCTATAAGTTTTTTAGAATATCTTTTATTATCTTCTTCTAAGTTTCTAACCCTAGTTTGTAACTTAGCCAGTTGCATCATTATTGGATCTGTCATTTTTTTCCCTTCATAACTTCATCTAATGTTAAATTATAAACAATCATGTCTTGAAATGCTTGACCTGCAAAACCTCCAAAAATCATTTTCATATTTGGTTTTAATGCTTTTCTTTGAGCTGCAGTTAAAACGCAGTAATCGTTAAACCATTGATCTATAGATTTTGAGAGCTGCGAAGGACTTAAATGATCTGCTGTAAATGTTTCCCATTCTTTTCCTATTTCTTTCAACATAATTCTTTATTATTAAAAAATACAAATATTGTCAATAAACTGAACATAGATTAGTACAACTTTAGAGGTTATACACCACAAACTGCCTCACATTCATTATTGAACATATCAAGTTGTTTATCATTTTCTTTTTTATTAAATTCAACTTCATCCAAAGGTTTGCAAGATTTATGTAAGAACAAATTATCTTTTATATTTTTTGCACCTGTTCTTATATTTTTATCAAATTTAACTGCATCTTCAAATTCACTTGGTCTTTCAGTTTTCATAAAATGCCAATAAGCATCATTATGATAAGGACACATTATACAGGCTGATTTTTCTGGTAATGGAAATTCGTTTTTTTTCATCCAATTAATACAATCTTGTCTTGACATATTTAATTCAATTAATGGATGTCTATTTTTAATATAAGGATCTCTAGCAGGTTTCATTCTTTGTATTTCATCTGTAGAAATTCCTATCCATTGTTCAATATATTTATCATTAGGAAATCTTTTTCTATAACCAACATTACAAAGTTCTCTTAATTTTTTTCTTATAGGAAAAATTTTATAATCTGCTGTGCATTGTCTTCTTAACATTCCTTTTTTACCAGTTATAGCATTTTGAGTAAAAAATGGAGCTGTTGGAAATTTAGTATTATTTTTTATAGAATTAATCATATCATTTTTAATATTACCTTTTGAAACTTGATATATTGGAAACTTAACTATTTTTTTTAAAAAATTTAAATAATTATAAACTGATTTAGGTTCATAACCTGTATCAGCAAAAATAGCACAATCAACATTAGGTAATTCATTTTTAGCTGCCATTAACAACATAGTAGAACTTTGTACTCCAACTCCTAAACTAATTACTGTTAATATTTTTTTTCTATTTTCATTCATTATATTTCCTCCATGTTATATAATTCTTTTATGTCCACTTTATAAACTGCAGGTCTATTAGTATAACCAAAATTAGTTAATCGTTCTGGCATATCATTTATAAATGGAAACCAACCTAATATAGAAAATTCAAAATCACCTTCATGAATAATTAAAATATATTTTCCTCTTTTTTCTCCAGGTCTAATCAAAAGGAAGTTGTAATCTTTTTTTTCTTGGGTTCTTATTTCTATTTTTCCTTGAAAATCTGAATCATTATATCTTTCTAAATTGTCGGTATAAGAATTATTAAAATATTTATTAAATGCTTTTGCATAACAAACTTCACCTAAAGCACCTAAAAAAGAATCAGCTATTTGTTTTCTATAGTCGCCTTGATAACCATAAGAAAAACCCTTACCCATTTTAAGATTACCAATAAATCTTTTACTAGCTGTATTTAAGGCTAATTCAACATCAATAGGTTCTAGTTTAACTTTTATCATTTTTATCCTTTTTGTAATTAATTCTAAATCTTTCTTTTTCTAAATCTTTATTCTTTCTTTCATATTCATCAATAGTCATATCGGTATTATTAACAAACCAACAACTAGCACAATAATCTTTGCCAGACTCCACAACATCTGCGTTCATTCCACATTTGTAGCAGACTCTAAAATCGCCATAGATGTTTTTTTTATCTGTCATATATTAATTTATTTCCTTTACTTGTATTTTCTCTAGCAGTTAAATATTGTAAATTATTTTCAACATGAAGACCACAAACAATAGGATTGTTTAAAGGTATTATATGATCCACATGATAACCTTTAGGACAATTTTTATATATTTCTTTTATCTTTTCTAAATTACACCATTTAGGAACTGCATTAATTTTTAATGCTCTCCTTCTATTTGTTCTTTCTTTTCTTAATGCTTTACCTTCAGGAGTAGAATAATATTTTTTTCTATATAATTTTATTTTTATTTTATTCTTAGGTTTAGAATAATATTTTTTATCAGATATTTTTTTTCTTTTTTTTACATCTGGTTTGCTTTTATATCTTCTTTGTTGATTTAAAATATTTACTAAATATTTATTAAATCTGTTTAAATGTTCTTTTTGTCTTATATTTAATTTTTTACCTTTTAATTTTAAATTTTTAAATTTTCTTGCTAATTTTATATTTTGCCAAAGTATTTTTCTAAATTCTTTTATTTTTTTAATGCCTTTTTTAGAATTTTTATATTTTTTTTGTTGTTCTTTACAATGTTGAGTTTGTCTATATCTTTTTAATGATTCCTTTCTTTTGCCAGATACTCTCCAAAATACTAAACAACATTTTCTTGAACAATATTTTTTTGTTTTTCCTTTTGATTTATCTTTAAATTTTTTATTACAAATTTTGCAATTTTTTTCTTCAATATCTTTAAATTTTCTTTTAAATTTATTTAAAAAAGAACCTCCACAATATTTGCTACAATATTTTTTTACTTTATTTCTTGAATTATCAATAAATGATTTATTACAATTTAAACATTTTTTCATAATCAATTCATTATCAGGTAGGTTGTCCACATTATAATTTCTATGATGATAATAGCTTCAAGCATTTTGATTTTTCCTTTCCTTTTAATCTTTTAATCTTATTCCAAGTAACTCCATTAATAGACCTAGAGCCTTCAACAATATTTTTAAAGGTAATTAATTTTAATTGCTCAATATCAATTAAGGGTTTTTCTATTTCTTTCATCAATATTTTGTTTAAGTTCTTTCTTTTTTTTCTGCCAGACTCTTTTAAAATCATCTCTAATAGAATTTTTAATCATTTTGTCTAGGTTGTCTAGCCTTCTTTTATCTTGTCGCCTTGTATAATCAAAAATAAAAGGATAACCAAAATTATTTCTTGTCATAGTCAACCCCTAATAATTTCAATTCAACTTTTAACCATTTGATAGCATTAGATTTATTTTTAAATTGTTCTCTTAACCATGTTATTGGGATTAAGTATTTTCCATCTTGAACATTGGCAAAAGTTTCCCAATATCCATCCCAAGTCTTTTTGACTCCATATTCTTTAATATTCATTGTTTCCTTTCTCTAAGTTTATTTATTATCTTATTAACCAAAAAAATACCTCCATAAACGCAATATAAGGCTATTACAAAGGTAATTAATATAAAAAGCACTATAATACCCCTAAGTCTATTATTTGGTCGTTATATATGCAATTGGCACTTTTAAAACTCTCAACAAATTTAAAAAAATCTAATAATGAATCAAAAGACTTTTCAAAGTCATGTTTAATAGTTTCTATAGTGTCGGTTTTTTTGTTCCAAGTCTTATAAGTAATATAATATTTCATATTATCCTTTCTTAATAAATTTAATTAACTTGTTAAAATATCTTTTAGGTAATTCCACAATTTTAACTTTTGGGATTATGTCCTCATCTATTCTTGATTGGCAGTCCCCAAAGTCCATATGGTCAAAAAATTGCTTACCTATATTTTGATTATTTAATATATTGGCAGCTCCTTTATATTCTTTATTTTTCACTTTCTCCCCCTTGTTTAATTACACCTAAATTTTCCAATCTATTTAAATTTACTTCAATATCTTTAGACTCAATAGGTTTTTGCTCTAACTCTTTTTCTATTTCGTCTAATTTATCTTGAAGATCATTATATAAATTATAAATCCTATCTTCAAAATCTATTCTTTCACTTTCTTCTAGCAAATTAAAAAATTCTTTACCTCTGTATGAGTAAAAATTATCTAAATCACTAATTAACATTTCTAAGTCTTGCTTTGTTCCTTTTTTCATTTCATTATCTTTCTTTTAGTTTCTGATGATCTCATCAGTTAGGGAATAACCCTAAGACAAGGGGACAAATCCCCTTGTTTCGATCTTTAATTTAAATTATTTTTAATTAAACAAGTGTTGTAAGCTTTACTACCAACAGCAGCTAAATATTTTTTTGCTTTTTCTTCGTTCTCTTTTAGTTTTTCTGATTGCTCTGGTGTTGGATTAGTAACGAATTCAACTTTAACACCTTTCCAAGCATGGTTTTTAGCTTTTAAAAAACAAATAGCTTTTTGTGATAGTTTTGGAAGTTGTTGAACATCTACAGCTCTAGTAAATTCAACAATGTCTTTATCGTTTGAATAATCACTTAAACCAGTCCAAGAGATAAAGTTTTTACCTTCTTTAATATCAGAAACCAAAACTCCAACTTTTAAATAAGTTGAAGTTTTAGCCTTGCACCATTCACCAGTTTTAGGATTTTTAGTTGACGAAACTAATCTTGTTCCTTTGTTATTAGTTTCTAACCAAAATCTTTTGCTAGTTTTTTTGAAACCCCAAGGATAATTATCAATTTCTACTGAGTTTTCAAAACTGTCTTTGTTATATATATAAGTTATCATGTTTTTTCTTTCCTTTCTTGTTTTATTATTCATTGAATAATAATTTATTAATATAATCAACTAAATCGTCTTTTAATAAAACTTCTTTAGTTAATATTCTTAAAACAGTCAGATTTTCTAAATCCTTTAAGAATTCCTTTGCAGCTTTAAATGATTTAATACCTTTAGGATAAAAAGGTATTTTTTCTTTGTTATAAGTAGTAAAATTAAAATTGATGTTTTTACTTGAATAAAATTCAACATTAATATCTAAAATATCTTTATTTGTATCATGTATTTGTATAAAAAATTCTCTTAAAACAGGTGCTTTACTTTTAATTTTTTTAATTTGATTAATTTTATAAGGAATTTCAGAATCTCTTTCATTTATAAATTGTTTTTTAATCTCAAAGGAAATTGTAAATTTATCTCCAGAATTTTTAAAACAATTTAATTGGCTAGATGTTCCAAAATAAATAAATCTGTTATTATCAGAATCTTTAAATTTATAACAAATGCAATAACCATAATCAGAATCAAAAGAAAATTTTTCAATTAACTCAAGTTCCATTTCTAAAACATCACCAACAGAACCGACATATTGCCTAGACTCACAATCTTTTTTTTCAGATAAATGTTTAATTTTTGCTAAATGATTTTTATAATTAAAAATATGTTCTTGAAATAACAACCAGTCAGGGGTTTTATATTTAGGTGAAATATTAACAAATTTTTTTCTGTGCCAAATTTCAATAGGTGGAACAAAACCAATTTTTTCTTTTGCTTTAATTTTGGCTGTTTCTAAATCAGTAGAAAGATTTTTAACAAAAATATCGCCATCATTTAAAATCCAATAAATATCGTCAGCACCTTTTGAAATGTGATAACCTTGATTTGACATATAATAATCTTGTATAACTTTTGTATTATATTGTCAACTATTAACCCTCAAGTTATATAAAAAATATTGTTCCTAGTTTGTTCTCATTGATTATAAAATGATTAAGTATTAAACAAGCAACCAGGAAAGGATTAAAATATGACTACAAAAGGATTTACCCAAGTACCAAATCAACTTATAATTGATGAGAGGCTTAGCAAGGAGGCTAAAGCATTATTTATTTATTTAAGGTATTTATCGCCAAAATTTAGAACTTTGAGAAATGCCACATTATTGACAAAATTAGATATTTGCTTATCCACACTTCAAAAGGCTAAAAATGAGCTAATAAAAAGTAATTACCTAGTTATCCACAGGAAAGCCTCAGCTAACAAATATGAGTTAAGACTACCTACTAAACAAGTAGGGGACTACTTACCAAATAAGCAGAAGACTAAGTATAATTTACTTAGTATTAATAATAACAATACTATGTATGACAACACTATGTATAACAATAGCAAAGCCAAAGGGTTTAAAGGGTTTAAAAAATGAATGAAGATATTTATTATTATAATAATAAACCATTACAACTTAGTTATTCGAATAGCTACTCTTGGGGGGACAAGATACAAATTATAAAGAACCTAGAATCTGACTTTCAGTCAGGGATGTTGTCCTGGTCGCAAATGCGTTGGATCGTAAAAAATGCTAAGTTTGGAAGTTTTACAGTACAGAGAATAATAGACAAATTAATGTTTGATGGAAAATTAAAGGTAAATCCTATTACCCTTGATGCTAGAACATTTTATAAAAAACCTAGTGCTTTTGACTTGTAAATATACAATATATAGTGATATAATAGCAACAGGTTGAAAACTCCCTCTTTTAGTTGTTTTTACCTATAAAGTTAATTAACTAGACCTGGTGAGGTTCTTATCTTTCCTTTCTTTCTATCCTTGCCAGGTCGTTTAATAACTTAGAATTATTATAAACTATGCCAAGAAAAAGAAAACTCACAGAAAAACTAGCAGATCAAATATTAGAACTTATTGCAGATGGTAAAACTATCAGAGAAGTTTTTAATATAATTACAAGTTACACTTGGCAATCATTCAGGAAAGAACTCATTAACGATGATACTTTGATGATGAAGTATATTAAATCGAAAGAGTTAGCTATTGACTTAAAACTTTCCGAACTGGAAGACAAAAGAAAAGAATTAGAGGCTAAAATTGAAAATGGTTTTGTTGATCCAAAGTCTGCTCAAAACTTGGTTAATCTTTATAAGATTATAACAGCTCATAATCAATGGTCTGCAAGTAAATTAAGTGCAAAAAGATATGGCAAACAGGCAGAAACTATAACTTTAAAAGGTGATAAGGAACAACCATTGTCTATTTCTTGGAGTAAATAAGATTATAAATGATTAAGAAAGTATTTAAAAACATTGGTTTTATTAGTTATTTGGTAAAACTTGCACACATAAAAAGCAGTTGTTATATGTGAGCTGTTGCAAAATTATCACAAAATGAGAACAAAACAGCAACATGGTCGATAACGATTAATTATCAGAAATATTACTATTGATAGTCCAGAATTATCGTTAGTAATAATTCCTTGATTTTTGGATCTTGGTTGGCAAATTGGGGGGTTTTATTTTAGGGTACACCCATTTTTTTGGTTACCTGCTAAATAAAAATTAATGTATGGTATAAACACATGGACGATAGATTTCTAAAAACAATAATTTTCATTATGAAAGACAAAACCACAAAAAAACCAATTGTGATTACACACTTTCAAGGTTTTCAAAGCAGCGAAGAAGCTGAAGACTTTTCCGAATTCCTTAAAACTCAATTCGTCTTGCCAGACGATTATCCAGATGCTAATACAACCATTCATTAAAACAAAAGATGGGGGTTTTGTTTTAAAATGAAACAAATCGTAATTCCTTACAAGCCAAGAGAAATCCAAAATTTTTTGCATGAAAAATGCGATAAGAACCGATTTAATGTGGTCATTGTCCATCGTAGAGGGGGTAAGACTGTATTTGCTATCAATCACTTAATTAAGGCTGCTCTAACGAACACTAAACCCTATCCTAGATATGCTTTTATCTCTCCATACCGATTGCAGGGTAAATCTACAGCTTGGGACTATCTCAAACAATTCTCTGCTGCCATACCAGGAACAAAATTCAATGAGTCTGAATTGAGGGTAGATTTCTCAGTGAACAATAGTCGTATTCAAATTATTGGAGGTGAAAATAGTGCTGCAATCAGAGGACAGTATTTTGATGGAATAGTTTGCGATGAAACACAAAACCTTTCGCCAGACCTTTTCGATACCATTTTAAGACCAGCACTTTCCGACAGAATGGGGTTTGCTATATTCATAGGCACACCAATGGGGAGAAACTGGTTTTTTGAACTCCATGAAAGAGCCAAACATCAAAAGGATTGGTTCACTAAAGTATTCAAAGCAAGTGAAACTAAGATTATTGCTCAAGAAGAATTAGATGCTGCTAAATCCACAATGTCGCCAGAGGCTTATGCTCAAGAGTTTGAATGTTCTTTTCAAGCTGGAATATCAGGTTCTTATTATGGTAAGACCATAGAGGAATTAGAAGCTAAAGGTCGAATAGTTAATTTTGATATTGATGAAAATTTAGAGGTTGAAACTTGGTGGGATTTAGGAATGAACGACTCAACAGTAATTACCTTTGCTCAGCGACATGGTGATGAAATTAGAATTATTGATTGTTATGAAAATTCTGGTGAGGGTTTAGAGCATTATATGAATGTCATAGATGATAAGGGGTATAACTATTCTAAGCATATTGCACCCCATGATATAAGGGTTAGAGAGATTGGTACTAATAAATCTAGGTGGGAAACAGCTAAAGAAATGGGACTAGAATTTGACATCGCACCCAAACTTAGTGTAGAAGATGGTATTGAGCAAGTAAGACAAATGTTACCAAAGTGTTACTTCCATAAAAACAATTGCAAAAAGTTGATTGAGGCATTAAAATCATATTGCAAACGATGGGATGAAAAAAATAATTGTTTTAGAAACAAACCCCTCCATAATTGGAGTTCACACTTTTGCGACAGCATAAGGTATGGAGCAGTTACTGAGCCTGTAAAAAGATCAGACTGGTCTAAACCAATTGTAGTTGACACAAATTATATAGTTTAATATGGCAAAAAAAATAATCGAATTATCAGATCCTAAATTACGAAGTTTATTATCAAACCAAATTGAAAATGCTTTAGGGTATTTAGGTGGACAGCTTTCTCAATCCAGAAGAAAATCTTTAGAATATTATTTAGGAGATAAATTAGGAACTGAGATTGATGGTCGATCTCAAGTCGTATCAACTGATGTTGCTGATACAGTAGAAAGTATCTTACCAAATCTTTTAAGAGTATTTACAGCTAGTGATAAAGTAGTTCGTTGCGAACCTGTTACTGGCGAAGATGTTCCTCTTGCCGAACAAGCGACAGCATATTTAAATCATGTCTTCTACAAAGACAATAATGGTTTCCAATTACTTTATAATTTTTTCAAAGATGCTCTAATTGAAAAAAATGGTTTCTTAAAAGTTTATTATGACGAAAGTGAAAAAGTAGAATTTGAAACTTATAAAAATTTATCCAAAGCTGAGAAAGATGCTTTAGAAGATAGTAAAGATGAAATTGAATTTGTTGACGAAGAAGAAATGGAAGATGAGTCTGCCAAAGAAGAATTCGAAAAATTATTAGAACAATACGAAGCTCAAGGAGTAGATGTTAGTAATGTACCTGTTCCTGATTTTACATTGTACAATTGCAGAATTAAACGAACTAAAAAAAGTGGTAAAGTAAAAATTGAATCAGTTCCCCCTGAAGAATTTTTAATTGATCGAAATGCTAAATCAATTGAAGATGCAGAATTTGTTTCTCACAAAGTTTTAATGTCAAGATCCGATCTAGTAGCGATGGGATATGATGAAGAAGAAGTTGCAAACTTACCTAGATCCGATGAAGATGTTTATAATACTGAGGAGATTGTTCGACAAAGAAATATTGATGAATTCCCAGTTGATAATGCAACTGATAAATCTACAGAAAAAGTTTTAATTTATGAATCGTATATTAAATATGATTATGATGAAGATGGTATTGCAGAATTAAGAAGAATTGTATCTGCAGGAGACAGTGGTTCTATGGTTTTAGAAAATTCTCCATGCGATAATGTTCCTTTTGTAACTGTAACTCCAATTCCAATGCCACATCGTTTTTATGGCAGATCCATTTCTGAATTAGTTGAAGATATTCAATTAATGAAATCTACTGTGATGCGTCAACTGTTAGACAATATGTATTTAACAAACAATAACAGAGTGGCGATCATGGATGGTATGGTGAATATGGATGACTTATTAACCACTAGACCTGGTGGTGTAGTCAGAACCAAACAACCACCAAACCAAGTGATGCAACCTTTACAAGCACAACCAATTTCACAACAAGCCTTTCCATTATTATCTTACTTAGATTCAGTTAGAGAAGTTAGAACTGGTATTTCTAAACAAGTACAAGGTTTAGATCCAGATACTTTAAGTGCTAAAACAGCAACTGGAGTAAATGCTTTGATGACGCAAACACAAATGCGTTCAGAATTGATTGCTAGAATCTTTGCAGAAACAGGAGTTAAAGATTTATTTAGAAAAATATTTGAGCTGATGGTTAAGTATCAAGACAAAGAAAGAATTATTATGCTCAACAATCAATATATTCCAGTTCGACCTACTGAATGGAAAGATAAATTTAATATTTCTATTGTAGTTGGACTAGGTACTGGTTCTAAAGAGCAACAAATCATGTTACTCAACAACATCCTTGAACGACAACTCCAAGCCTTCCAATTACAAGGGGGTAAAGAGATGCCAATGGTTACATTAAAAAATATGTATAACACTTTATCAAAAATTATTGAGAACGCAGGACTAAAAAATGTGGAAAGTTATTTTGTAAATCCAGATATAGGCAAACAAATGATGCCTCCACCTGCTCCTCCACCACTGACTCCAATTGAAAAAATTGAATTTACTAGAATTGATGCTGAGAATAAGAGAAAAATTGCTGATGTTGAATTACAATACCAAGAATTACAACAAAAAACTCAACAGATGGCTTTAGATTTTGAAGCGAAGATTAAAGAGATGGCATTAAAATACAATACTCAATTAGACACTGCTAAAATTAAAGCAGATGCAGATTTAGACAAGATGATGATGGCAAGTAATAGCAAGATACTTGAACAAGCACAAAAATCTGCTAATATGTTTAGCCAACAGGTACAAGGATTAAATGGAAACCAAAGACCAGGCATTGAGATCGGAAGAAGTCAGCCGATCCCAACAAGCCAAACAGATTTTACAGAATAAAATTTTTAAAGAGGCAATAGATTCTCTAAAAAAACTTTATTCTGAAGCACTGTTAGAAAAAACAGGTGCTAAAGAAAGTGATACCAGAGAAAAACTTTGGATTGCTTATAATGTTGTTGGTAAAGTTGAACAACATCTTCAAACTGTAATTGAAACAGGAAAACTTGCAGAGAAACAGTTAGAAGAATTTAGAAAACAACAACAGCAAACAAAATTTTAACCCATCGGTTAGAATAAATCAAAGCCAAGTCATAAGACAGCTTACTTCATAAGAAGTATTCTGATGACAGCTTAACCAATAGGAGGACTAATGTCTGACTCAAACCCATTGTTGTCAAATGCAACAATACAAGGTGCTGCTAAGCACATTGAAAGTTTAATGGACTCTAAAGGAGTTATCAAACAAACTTCAAAAGAAGCAGAACCAGTTGAACCAAAAGAAGAAGCTGAGGCTAATTCTAAGGTTGAACAAAAAACTGAAACTCAACTAGAGGAAACTTTAGAAGTTGCAGATCAAGAAGAAGACGCATCTATAGATGAAAATGCGATTGAAGAACAAGAAACCGATCTACACCAAGTTATTGTTAATGGTGAAAAGATTGATGTTGACCTTGAAGAATTAAAAGCAGGTTATCAAAAGG